TGATTGCTTCGGATGTCGTAACTGCATCCGTAGATACTTGTCCGACAGTTTTAGCATCAGCGTCTGTTGCCGCCGCCGCATCAGTTAGGGTTTTCCCTACTGCTTTTGCATCGTTGTCAGCAATGTTGATTGGGTCTGGATCAGTGTCAGGATCAGTAGGATCAAAGTCCACTGTGCCGTTAAATATCTTGACGCTGTTCTCTACAATCGCCACAGAGTCAACTGCAACGGCGTCGAGGGCAAACGATACGTTATTGGTATCTGTTACCGTAACAACGTCAACGAGCACCTTGGTAACGTCCAAGGCACGGAAATCAGAAGGTAGAACAACTTCAGCCGTAAGCGGAGTAAGCGGCACAACAAACACCGACATGCGCACCTGCGGTGCAACATACGGTGTAGCCGAGATGCTGCCGATAGATGCCGATACCGAAGGCGTCACTGCCGAGACGGCAGCAGCCAATACGGTAGTAGCAACAGCAGATGCTCGGATGTTTGCCATTAGAAGTTACTCCTAACGGTAAACCGGATGGTGTCAAACACAGTCTGCACCTGTCCGTTAAAACTAATCGAGACCTCGCCTTCGTACATACCGGGGTCTACATCTAGTACACCGCCAGTAAAGTCAAACTGTATCTGCCCAGTTGCACCAGTACCAACTTTGGAGCAGGTAATCGTAGACAGCAACGTAGTAGTGCCAGCCTCACGAAACTTAATAAAGATACTGGTTGTTGGCGCAGACAAGTCGATGGCAGAACCAGTCACATCATCCGTCAAAGTAAGGATAATGACTGGTTTTTCGTCGCCTTTTACTAATCGGATGACATCAAGTGCTGCCATATGATCCTCACGCTAAGGGGCGCATCTGCACGGACATCGAGGCGCGTGCCGCGCCAATGTTCGCCCTTGCTCTGCGTTCAGTTGTTTTAGAAAGATACTGCTTAGCATGATACGTCGCCAACTCGCGGTCGCTCCAATTCTTGTTGGGCATGACTAGCAGATGTTGCAGCGCACCGTGCATGATGACGTTTTCAAGGTCATCAAACACTGCTTTATCCATTCCCGTTGCTGTACGTAGTGGTTTCAAAACCACAATCATCTTTAGCGTGTATGCTGTCAACGGATCGGGAGACGGAGCGATGACAAAGTTGTCTGGGTCTAACTGGCAAATAAACCGAGGTGTTGCCCGTTGATTTGGGTCAAGGTCAGGCCAGTTAGGATAGCGGCTGTATAACTGTTCTAACGTTACTGGCTCAAGAGGTGAGCCATTTACTGCCGCTGTCAAAAACGCATGAACTTCAGTCTGAAGTGGGTTGTTGTATGGATACTCATAAACTCCGGGGGTAAGCGGAGTAGACGGTTGCTCATAACGCCACGCGAGAGTGCGTTCGCACGATTCAATCGCAACATCACGAACATGTTGCTCGATGATTGGCTGAGGGCAGCCGGGCACACTGGGGGCCAAGCGATTAACCAGAGACATGAAAGTACGTGTACTCATGATGCGATCACCTGTTCACCGGGTATGCCAGATTCCTCGGTGTCGGTCAGAGTCCGTGCCTGTGCGCTTACGCCCAAGGCTTGGGTGAACGACTGCTGGAACAACTGGGCACGGTTAGAGTTCACATGCTCGTTGTCAACTGACTCAGCCAAGAAAACTGTACCGTCCACAACCACGGGGAAGAACGCGTCGGGCAGCAGAGCCACCGTCTGTGTCCCAAGATAGTTGGGCGGAGTTTGAGAATACTCGCCAATCAGAATCTGATTTGCGGGGGCTTTGGGGTAGATGAAGAATTTATTGGGGTTACGCACATGCCGCATCCAGTTTACTGTTGCGGCAGCAGGATCGTTCATCCAACCGGGGTAAGTTTGGTCAAGTGTTGTACGGTCAACTTCAGTGATGCCGTTACCATCTTTGACTTGGAAAATTTCAATAATGCGGAGGGAGTCTATAGGCGGAGACTGAAGAACCTGCCCCGCCGTACAGGGAATTTCACCGATGTAAGCAAAGAGATCAGGACGCAGCACCGCCATCCGCTTGAGCGTCTGGTTGGCAAAACCCAACATCACCGTATCGCTATAGCGCTGCGGCGAGTTGATGTCTTGGATGAGGCGTCGTGCCTCTATGATTACTTCGTTGAGTGTCATTCGGGTAATCCCTTAGAGGCTTCAGCGTTGAGTTCTACATTCTCGATAGGTGGCTCAACAGGAATCTCCTCATCAGGAGTTTCGAGTTGTAGACCAGACTTACGGCCTTTTTGTTTCTTAGGAATAAACTTTTCAGGAAATGCTTCTTCTTCAGTAATTTCTTGACACGCCGGGTTCTCAGCAAGAATCTCGTTCCATTCGTAGATAAAACCTTTTTGATCTTTTAGGTATCGCATTATTTGCTCCTTTTGGCTGCGTTCATATTATCGACCAAGTTAGGGTATTTACGCCCTGCTTTTTTGGCTGCTGCTTTTGCTTTAGCCTTTTGCTCAGGGGTAAGAGGCTTGGGTTTCCCCAATCCTTTTGGCCTTGCTTTATCCCAAACTTGTTTTACCATTTCACTTTATCCGCCCAGTATGCCGCAGACATTTTGCCTTTGGCAATGTTCTTTGCATGACGGGCTTTGAAACTTTTTTGCCGCGCCTTTTCGCTTGAGGTGCTTGGACTAGCCCCAGCACCGCTTACACCTTGCTGACCAAAACGAATAACCTTCTCTTTGCCATCAGCGCAGGCTTTAACTATGTGCGACTTGGTAGCATGCCCCGGCGTTCTCTTAGGAGAATTACAGGCCATCTCAGATTTTTTGATAACTTTAGCCATTAAAGCGCCTCGTACCAAGTAGTCACAACACAATCAGCAGGTATGTCAAGATACAACCCATTAAAAAATACCATTCCGGGATCGGGCATATCAACTTGTATTACACCCTTACCATAAGCATTGATTGCGTAATACGGCTCACCACCAGTGGGAGCAGTATCTAAATCATAGAACTTAACAATAGCATCCGCCCCAGCGCTGTGCATAACCATAACCTTACGGATAAGGTGATGCCCCGTAAAAGCCTGCCCATCAGTAGATAACTGCGATGCTTTTACACCATAGGGATCAATATTTGCCACTGTGTTCTCCTAGTAGGAGGGGGCCGAAGCCCCCATCCTTTTACTTACGATGCAGATGCGTCTACAACCAACGCCCACACACGGCAAACCAACGCGCCGGGCACTTGCCCAACAAGCACGAGATCAATCGTGTCAGCAGCGGTGTAGTATTTACCAGCCGATAAGCCAACAATAGCGCCACTAGACAAAGTGAGGTTTGAAGCAAACGAACCAGCAGCGTCAGCAGCAACGCCGTCAAGGTAGCCGTCAGCGTCTGCGCCATCACCAATGTCCAGCGTCAAACCAGTCGTACCACCAGTCTCAACTTCAACGCCAACGTGTAGAACTAGCGTTTTAGCCGGAACAGGCAGAACTTGCAGAATGTCGCCAGAAGCCAGAGCAGTAGCACTAGCAGCCGAACGAGCAGCAGCAATCGCTGTAAAGTCCAAATCAACTTCCATACGGGTTACTTTGGTTAAACCATCAGCACGATAAGCAGCCGTGCCTTTGTTAAACCCAAGGGTATCGGTATATGTTGCCATTTCAAATCTCCTAAAAAGTTACGAGGAGGGGCCGAAGCCCCCGCCAATTACAGAGTGATAATTCCCTGAGCCAATGCTTCAGGCTTAACCACCTTGTAGCCATAGACTTGCAGGCCACGGATGATGTTGCCGAAGGTAGACTCAGCGCGAATCGACTCCATCTCGGTCATTTGAGAGGCGAACGTAAAGCCCATCTTGTGACCAGCGATAATGCTGAACTTGCCGCTAGACACATTCAGATTGTGGCTCATGTAAACCGTGAAACGGTCAATCATACCGAGACGACCATTACGCAGAATCGACACGTTGTCGCCGGTTAGCGATGCGTCTTTCAGGTCAGACTTCTTAATCATGCCAGCCATCTTGGCAGGAATGACGATGAAGCGCTCACCCTCAGGAGCATTGGCTTCGTCGAGGACAGTACCGATGTCAACGATGTAGTCCAACACGTTGGTCTTGGTAATAGCGATAGGCGAACCAGTCGTACCCAAGTCAATGTTGTTGGAGATGCGACCAGCGGTTGCACCTTTATTGTCGCCAGAAATGTCCGGTAGGATGTCAGTCAACACACGCTGGTCGATCTTGATCTTCATACGCTCAGAAGCGTCTTTAGACCAAGTGTCCATCATGTTAACGTCAGATTGAACCTTGTCCACATCGTCTTCGATACAGGCAAAGTACTCGCCCTTGTCGATGACCAACTGGATTTTTGGTTTGTCAGGGTTCTCAACGCTCAGCGTCTGACCTTTGACATAGGTTTTGATGGTGATCTCAGGAGTGGTACGGATATTAACCGTATCACCCATACGACGGATTTCACCTTCGTAGTTGGTATTCGAGATTGCTGCGAGCACGGTGGCATCGTAGAAATTCTCAATCAGTTTACCCGACCAAATTTCGGGAATGAAGTTGCCCGAATAGTTCGGACGGCCTTGAGAGACGGGAAATCCCATGATAAAACTCCTCTAATCAAGCGTTTACAGTTATGCGATTTTCTCGCTGTGCAGCAAAAATATCGCGTTCAATGCGGTCACGCTCTGCTTCACGACCTTTGTACTTACCCTGACGAACATCGTTAAAAAAGGTTTTGATGTCATCAGGCGAGTATGTCTTGGCGTTTGAACCTGTTGGCGCACCAGTGCTCCGGCCTTTACCGGGAGTTACTTGGCGCTCAAGTTCAGAAGCAGCGTCATGCCGACGAGTGTTTTGAGCAGCATTGGCTTGTCCAGTTATCTCAAGCCAAGACCGGAAGAAATTACCTACCCGACGCACATCGAGGGTGTTTTGTGCATCCTCAAGAATAGTTTGGCGACTGATACCAGTCAGAGGGTCAACTTCGAGCAACCAAGTCTTAAAGTCTTCGTCGTCGTTGATGTCCTTCCAATTAGGAACCATTGAAGCCAATTCCATCCAAAATCGCTGTTCAGCAGTCATAGCCTGTTGATGCGTAAGGTTCTTCACCTGTGGCACAACATTAACTTGCAACTGTTGGAGCATCCGTTCGATCTGCACGATTTTCTGGGCTACGGGAATCAGTTCTTCGCGGGTCACGCGACGCATGACATCCAGCGATTCGCCGTACTCCTCTTGGTCTTTGTCCGTCACTAGAGGCTCAATTTGAGGTTGAGCACCAGCAGGGCGACCGGTAGCCTGTTGTGCAGAAATGGTTGCCAGCAACTGCTCCATTTGTTGTAGTCGGCCTGATAGTTCCTTGTTCTGACTATGCAGACGAGGAACCTCGGCGTTATACATGCCTTGGAGTGTGCGATATTTCTGAGTCAGTGTTTCTTCTGAGCCTTTTCCGTCACCACTCGCGTGCTCACCGCTGGGTGACTGAGCAGCATTGTTCGTTTCAGAGTTCTCGTCGGCGGTCGGAGTACTGTCTGCCACAGGCTCGTTGGGCGGAGTTCCACCATCGGCGGATGGGTTTT